AAACTTGCCAAAGGTGTTATAGACAAATCTGATTATATAGTTGAAGAAAATAATGAATATAAAGATATAGTAGAGATCTTAACTAAAGAAGATGCATCTGCATTAGAACTAAAATTCTATCCGATAATTCCTAATGTTATTAATGTTCTAGTAGCTGAATTTGCAAAAAGATCAACTAAACTTACATACCGTGCTGTTGATGAGTTTTCATATAATGAAATGCTTGATCAAAAAATGAAAATGGTAGAAGAAACTTTACTTGCAGATGCTCAAGTAAAACTAACTGCAGCATTACTAGAACAAGGTTTAGATATAGCTTCACCCGAAGCACAAGAACAATTGAATCCAGAAAAATTAAAAACACTTCCTGAGATAGAACAATTTTTTAAAAAAGATTATAGATCTATGATAGAAGAATGGGCATCTCATCAGCATAAGGTAGATGTTGAAAGATTTAAGATGGATGAACTTGAAGAAAGAGGTTTCCGTGACATGCTAATTACAGATAGAGAGTTCTGGCATTTTCATATGATGGAAGATGATTATTTAATTGAGCTTTGGAATCCTGTTGTAACATTTTATCATAAATCTCCTGACAATAGATATATATCTGAAGGCAATTGGGTTGGTAAAATAGATATGCTTACAATAGCAGATGTTATAGATAAGTATGGTTATTTAATGACAGAAGAACAACTAGAAAGTTTAGAAGCTGTGTATCCAGTTAGATCTGCCGGTTATAATATTGGTGGTATGCAGAATGATGGTTCTTTTTATGATGGCACCAAATCTCATGATTGGAATACAAATATGCCATCACTTGGAATGCGGCAATATACTTCTGCAATGACAGGTAATGTAATCAATGACGGAGATATTATAAATGAAATATTAACTGAAGGAGATGATTACTTTGATGAAGGTTCAGCTTATTTATTAAGAGTAACTACCGGATATTGGAAATCTCAAAAAAAAGTAGGTCATCTTACTAAAGTTACAGATAATGGAGAAGTAACTACTGAAATAATAACAGAGGATTACAAAGTAATTGATAGTCCTGTTTATGATACTAGATTGTTTAAAAATAAAACAAAGGATAATATTGTATTTGGTGAACATATAGATTGGATTTGGATTAATGAAGTTTGGGGTGGTGTAAAAGTTGGACCAAATATGCCTTCATTTTGGGGTATGGATAATCCTGGTGGATTTTCACCAATGTATCTTGGTATAAATAAAAATCATGTTGGTCCACTTAGATTTCAATTTAAAGGTGATAGCAGTATTTATGGTTGTAAATTGCCTGTAGAAGGTTCTGTATTTTCAGATAGAAATACTAAATCAACTGCTTTAATTGATTTAATGAAGCCTTACCAGATTGGTTATAATATAGTCAATAATCAAATTGCAGATATTTTAGTTGATGAACTTGGTACTATTATTATGCTTGATCAAAATACTTTACCTAGACATTCATTAGGAGAAGATTGGGGTAAGAATAATTTAGCTAAAGCATATGTAGCAATGAAAAACTTTCAGATGCTTCCTCTAGATACATCTATTACAAACACAGAGAATGCATTAAATTTTCAACATTTTCAAAAATTAGATCTTTCACAAACAGAAAGATTAATGGGTAGAGTACAATTAGCTAATCACTTTAAAAATCAAGCTTATGAAGTCATAGGAGTAAATCCTCAAAGAATGGGACAACAATTATCTCAAATGACTGCTACTGGAGTAGAACAGGCTGCGGCAGCTTCTTATGCACAAACAGAAATGTTCTTTATACAACACTGTGATTATTTAATGCCTAGAGTTCATCAAATGAGAACTGATGTTGCTCAATATTATCATTCAACTAAACCATCTAATAGGTTAACATATATCACAAGTAATGATGAAAAAGTAAATTTCCAAATAAATGGAACTGATTTATTACTAAGAGATCTGAATATATTTGCATCTACAACAGCTAATCATAGATCTGTCTTAGAACAACTTAAGCAAATGGCTATGACTAATAATACTGCTGGTGCAAGTATTTATGATTTAGGTAGAATTGTACAATCAGATAGTATTGGTCAACTTAATAATGTTCTTAGGGATTCTGAATCTAAAGTACAAGCACAAAAACAATCTGAATTACAACAACAACAACAAATGCAAGAACAACAGTTACAAGCTAAAGCTGAAGAGCAAAAATTAAAAATGGATCATGATTCAATGGAAGCTGAAAAAAATAGACAAAAAGATATATTAATTGCAGAAATTAGAGCAGCTGGTTATGGTGCTATGGCAGATGTTAATAAAAATGAAATTTCTGATTTTCAAGATTCTATGAAAGATATTAGACAAAGTGATCAATATGAGCAACAAACAAGTTTGCAAAATTTAAAACAAGCAAATGAAAATGGTAGACAAAATCAAAAAATGACAATTGAAAGAGAAAAAATAGAAGCTCAAAAAGAAATAGCCGATAAGCAATTACAAGTAGCAAAAGAAAACAAAAATAAGTTTGATTCAAAAATAAATAAAACAAAAAAATAAACTTAGCTATATAATGTAAAAAAGTTTTTAAATTGTTTTAAATCTTTCAAGTTTATTTTGTATATTATTATGTAACCATTAAAAACCAACAAATGGAAGAAAATAAAAAAAATCCTGATGAACAGGTAAATGTTTCTACAACGGTAGAACAAGTAGATGTAAATATTGATGAATTATTTGGAATACCTGGAGCAGAAAATATAATGCTTCCTGAAAATTCTGAAAAACCAGAAAAAAAATCTTTATTTACAAAAGAAGTAACAGATCTTACGTTCCTTGACAATACTGCTTCTGAAGATAAAATTAAAGAAGTAGAACAGAAAAAAGAGGTTGAAGAAACCATTGCTGAATTAGATGAGCTAATTTCTCAAGAAGAAGATGCTGGTAATAAAGGACGACCAAAAATAGATAAATCTGCACTTGCTGAATTAGCAAGTAAAATGATTGAAGAAGGTTCTTTAGTACCATTTGATGATGATAAAGATTTAGAAGAGTACACTACTAAAGACTTTAGAGAATTGTTTGAAGCAAACTTTCAAGAAAGAGAAGCTCAAGTAAGAGAAAATGTTCCAATTGAGTTTTTTAATTCACTTCCTGAAGAACTTCAGATTGCAGCAAAATATGTAGCTGATGGTGGACAAGATCTAAAAGGTTTATTTAGAACACTAGCTCATGTAGAAGAAATGAGACAACTTGATACATCTGATGAATATGATCAAGCAGAGATTGCAAGACAATATTTACATGCTACAAATTTTGGAACAGCAGAAGAAATAGAATCTGAAATTCAAGATTGGACTGATATAGGTAAATTAGAACAAAAAGCTAATCAATTTAAACCTAAATTAGATAGAATGCAAGAAGAAATTATTGCAAGAGAATTAGCACAACAAGAACAAAAGAAAGAAATGCAAGAAAAACAAGCAAAGACGTATACAAATAATATATATAATACTCTTTCAATTGGTGAACTTGGTGGTATAAAATTAGATAAGAAAACACAAAGTCTTTTATATTCAGGATTAGTTCAACCAAACTATCCTTCAATCTCTGGAAAACCTACAAATTTACTAGGACACCTTTTAGAAAAGTATCAATTTGTAGATCCAAGACATGATCTTATTGCTGAAGCACTTTGGTTACTTGCAGATCCCGATGGTTATAAAAACAAAGTAAGAGATCAGGGAAGCAAACTAGCTACAGAAAAAACAGTAAGACAATTAAAAACAGAAGAATCTAGAAAAAATAGTTCTTCAAGTTATGAAGAACCAGAAGAAACAAAAAAAGGATCTGTTAGATCTTCACAACAAAAAACTATCTCACGAACAAATATGTTTAAGAGATTTTAATTAGTAACAATTTAAATTAATATATAAAATGGCAACTCCAGTTTTAAACAATGGTATATTCCTCAGAGATACCGCTTACAATGCAAGTTCCCATGTGGATTCATACCACCTGGTGAATATGCTAAAAGATGCTGAACCTATGGATTTAGGTCCAGTAGACTTATGGGCTATGACTCAAAAAGTTGAAATGCCCCTCTATCAAATGTCATCATTTGGTGGTAAAAATGTAATCAATGTTGATAATGCTCGTGGAGAGTATAGATGGCAGACTCCTGTCGCTAATGATCTTCCTTACATTATTGAAGACATTGAACCAAATAATGCTTTTAAAGGTACAGATGGTTCTACTTTCCGTATTAAACTTAGCAGACGTGAGTTTGGACATGGTGATATCATCACTTATGACAAATACAACGGAGTTGAGATGTACATTACAGATGAAGATATTCTTCCTATAGGAGATGGTTTTATCTATACTGTTCAATTAGTTAACAATGATAACTTTAAATTTCTTGAGTCTAAGTATTTAACAAATGGTACTAAGGTATTTCGTAAAGGTTCTGCTCGTGGTGAATATGGAGAAAGATTCTCTGATATTACAACAAGAACTGGATTCCGTGAATTCTATAACTTTGTTGGTGGTGCAGAAGCTCATGTTCATTACTCAGTATCTTCTCGTGCAGACTTGATGATTAAAGGTGGAATGAATGCAGATGGTACAGTTCCTGTAACTGAGATCTGGAGAAACTTTAATGCTAACAATGATCCTTCTATTTCTTCATTAGAAGACATGGTTAAAGTTATGGGTAAAGATAAAGTAAAGAAAGCATTTGATAATGGTGATCTTTCTAGAACTTTCTTAACTCAAATGGAAGCTGCTCACTTATCTAAAGTTGCAACTGACATTGAAACTTACCTAATGTGGGGACAAGGTGGTAGAGTTCGTCAAGATGGTCCAGATGATATTAGATTATCTGTGGGTCTTTGGAGACAATTGGATAACTCTTTCAAAAGAGTATACAACAAAAATAACTTTACACTTGATTTGTTCCGTGGAGAAATTTATAATTTCTTTAATGGTAAAGTTGAGTTTCAAGGTCCAGATCCAAAAAGATCTCTAGTAGTTCAAACTGGTATGGGTGGAATGAGAATGGTAAATGAAGCTATTAAGAGAGAAGCTGTTGCTTCTGGTCTTTTGATTCAGGCTGCTGACATTGGTGCTATCACTGGTAAAGGTATGGACTTGAACTTTGGATTTGCTTATACTTCATATGTGATTCCATTCTTGGCAAATGTTAAGTTTGTATTGAACCCAGCATTTGATAACATTCATACAAATGATATTGAGAACCCAATTATTGATGGTTTCCCATTGTCTTCTTATAGTTATATTATCTTTGACATTACTGATAATACTAATGACAATATCTACTTATTGAAGTTGTCTTGGGATAATCAATTAAAGTGGTGGTATCAAAATGGAACTATGGATTATATGGGACGTTCTCAAGGATTCCAGTCTTCTGGACAATTCAATGGATACCGTGTAATGATGTCTCAAACAATGCCAGCTATTTGGGTTAAAGATCCAACTAAAGTTCTTAAAATTGTTATGAGAAATCCAGTAACAGGTGGATCATTCTAATATAAATAATATCAACTAGAAAGGATGGGGAGGGGGAAACTCCTCCCTTTTTTTTAAATTTAATAACCAACAAATAAAAACCAACAAAACAATGGAAACAACAAATTTTACAATGGTAGAGGTAGGAGTAGGAAGTATTAAAAAAACTTCTATTGCCGTTAGACCTTACTTTGACAAACAATCAACTAACATGGGTTTAGAAGATTATGGTATGAGTCTCTTTGATGGAGTAACTCATAATGAGCAACTTGCATGTCTTGAAGCCAATGGGGTTATAAGATATATTACAGGGCTCAATGAATTTTCACCTGAGATTAAACTTTTATCTACTGAAGTAAGAGAAGCAAGAATTAGAGAAATAAGAAGTTCGGTAGCTGAATTAGAAAAAGAATTAGCTTCAAATATTATTGATCCTGATGATAAAGATTTTTGGAATCAAGTAGTACTTCTTAAACCTAATAATACAGAATTCTGGAATAAAATAGAAATGTCATGTGGTAATGAAGCTATATATTTAGATCCATTAAAGCCATTTGATAGAATCAAACTTCATGCTATTGAAGCAGGAGGATTTGCAATGATTGCAAAAAGTTATGAAGATGCAAGATCAAAAGCAGTTCCACCTAAATTTTACTTAGATAAAGAAGAAGAAACAGTAATGGTAAGAACAGAGTACAAGAAACTCCGTAACAAAGCTTTATCTGAACTTCAAAAATTATATGATAAAAATAGTACTAAACTATTCTACATAGCAAAAGTAGTAGATGCAAACAGTACACAATATAGAAAATCTACACCTCTAGATATCATTTATGAAAATATGGATAAATATATTTCTGGTGAAGGAGCTGAATCTAATAAAGAAAGAGCAGCAAAAACATTCATGGATGCTACAAATTTAGACATGGAAACATTAAAAATTAAATCAATTGTTCGTGATTCCAGTTTTTTTAAGTATATTGTAAGTAAGCCTGATGGATATATTTACCATACTAAACTAAATGCTTTACTTGGTAGAAATGTATCAGATGTAATTGAACACTTAAAAAATCCACTACATGAGGATATTTTAAAAGATTTAATTCAAGCTTGTGAGAAATATTGGAACTCTTAAAACAAAAATAAAATGAAAACTAAAATGATAATGGTAAAAAAAGGTAACAAAATGGTTCCTGATTTTGCAGCAGATCGTAAAGGTAAAATGAAAATGGGTGGTCCTAAAATGAAAAAAATGGGAGCTGGTGGAATGCACATGATGCCTGATGGAACAATGATGAAAGATTCAATGATGAAAAAAGGTGGTGCTAAACCTAAAATGATGACTGATGGTGCTAAACCTAAAGCAATGTATGGTAAAGTAATGAAGCCAGCAATGATGAAAAAAGGCGGGGTTAAAAAGAAATAGTAATGGCTGTTAAAAAAGCTACTAAAAGTAAAGTAAACCAGGCTGGTGTATATACTAAGCCTGGTATGCGTGAGACTATATTTAAAAGAATCAAAGCTGGTAGTAAAGGTGGAGATCCTGGAGAGTGGTCTGCTAGAAAAGCACAACTAATGGCTAAGGAGTATAAAGCTTCTGGTGGTGGATATAAAACTAAGAAGTAATGGCAAAAGATCCTCAACAAAGTCTTAGAGATTGGTCTGCACAAAAGTGGATGACCTCTGGAACTGCAGCTAATAAAAAGAAAGGATCTTCTAAAGAAGTAAAGTCAAAGGGTAAAAAAAGATATTTACCTGAAGCTGCTTGGTCAGAATTATCTTCAGGAGAAAAAGCTGCTACTAATAAAGCTAAAGCTAAAGGTAATAGCAAAGGAAAACAATTTGTTAAGCAACCAAAAAATATTGCAGCAAAAGCAGCAAGACATAGATAACATGGCAAAGACAAAAGCACAACAAGCAGCAATAGCTATCTCAATGAAGAAAGCTGGTAAAACACCTAAAATGGCTAAAGGTGGTACTGCTAAAAGTTGCTGGCCTGGTTATGAAAAAAAAGGTACTAAGAAGATGTATGGCAAAACATATAATAATTGTGTAAAAAAATAAATAATATATCATGAAACAATTAACTAAAATAAAACAAAGCAACAAGACCACAAATAGAAAAAAAATGAAATTTGCTGATGGAGGTAGTAATAGTTCATCTGGTAATGTTCTTAAAGATGCTGCTGCTATTATTTCTAAAGCTGCTGCTGCTGCTAAAGCTAAGGCTGCTGCTTCTTCTAAAGCAACAATTCAGGCATATCAACCAAATATGTTGAAGGCGCAACAGAAATTTACTGATGGTACTACTAAATCTGCTTTTAATTTAGATGCTGAAGTTAAGAAAGCAATGAGTGGTGCATATGGTAGTGGATCTGCCAGAAAAACAGCATTAGGTGCTAATTATTCTAAAGTACAAGCTGAGATAAATAAAAGAGCCGCTGCAAAAAAATCTACAACTGCACCTAAAGCTGAAACTAAGAGAGAGGCTCCATCAATGTCTACAAAATCAACACAAGAAGCAATGAAATCAGCTTCAACTCCACAATCTAAAGCTAAATCAGAACAAGTTAATTCATCAGAAAATGATAACATGTTAGTTAATAAACCTGGTTATGGTGCAAAAAAGAAATTAGGTGGTGCAGTTAAAAAAATGTTTAAGAAAAAGAAAAAGTAATGGCAATTAAAAAAACAACAACTAAATCAACACCGGCTAAGAAAACAAGTTCTTCAGTTGGTATTTCTATTTTTGGTGGTAAAGCTGATATGAGAAAGTATGAAATTGAATCTGCTATGTCTACATTACAAAGAGCTTCTGAGATTCAGAAGAATACTAAGTTAATGGCAGATGTAAAAAAGATGGCAGCTGAAAAAGCAAAGGAGTTTACTAATATTGCAGCAGGTAAAAAGATTTAATCATGGACAGAATAAAAAGATTAAAAGAAAAAGAAACAAGACTTGTAACCAAAGGTAACAAGGCTGTTGATGAAGGTAGAGATAAAAAAGCAGATAGAATATTAGGTAGAGCTGCTAAAGTAGAAAACCGTATTATTAAACTATCTGAGAGAAAAAAAGGTGGAGCCATTAAATCTAAAAAGAAAAAGTAATGGCAAAGACTGCAGCATTTTATTCAGTGTATTGTTTTACAAATAATATTAATAATAAAAAATATATTGGTATTACTTCTGATGTAAAAAGAAGATTTAAACAACATAAAAGAATGAGAAGCAGAGCTGTTGTTTTTTGTTTGGCTATTAAAAAATATGGATTTGAAAATTTTAAATTTGAGATATTAAAAGAAAATTTAACTTTAAAAGATGCAAAACTATTTGAAGTACAGTTTATTCAAGAATTAAACTCTATGGTTCCAAATGGATATAACAGAACAAAAGGTGGTGACTCTTCTGTAAAACATACATTAGAAAGTATTGAAAAAATAAAAGAAAAAAATAGGCTTTATAGATTAAATAATCCAGACCCAAGAAAAGGAAAAAAACATTCAGAAGAAACTAAAAAATTACTAAGTAAGTTAGCATTTGAAAGAACAGATAGACTAAAAGGTGATAAACACTGGAATTATGGAAATAAAACTAGTGAATCAACAAAACAAAAAATGAGTATTAGCCAAACATTAGGTAATAATGGTTTTGCAAAAAAAGTTATAGATTTAAATACTAATATTGTTTATTCTTGTATAAGTGAAGCAAAACAAGTATATAATATTAGTCATTCATTTATAAGCATGGTTTGTTCTGAAAAAAGAAAAAGTGATAAATATAATTTTAAATACTTAAAAGATTATGAGCAAGAAAAGTGTCTCACTGTCAATATCTAGAGGTGAAAAATCTAAAAGTGGTGGGCTTACACAAAAAGGTGTAGATAAGTATAATAGAACTACAGGTGGAAATATGAAGACAGCTGTAACTACAAAACCTTCTAAGCTTAAAGCAGGAAGTAAAGATGCTAAGAGAAGAAAAAGTTTTTGTGCTAGAATGTCTGGTATGCCGGGCCCTGCTAAAAAACCAAATGGAGAGCCTACAAGAAAGACTCTTGCATTAAGAAAATGGAACTGTTAAAATATATATATTATGAAAACTAAATGCATGAGTTGTGGAGGAGCAGCAAAGAAGATGAAAAAAGGTGGTATTACACAAGACATAGTTGGTATGCCTGGATATAATGCAAGAACAGATACCATGAAAAAAGGTGGTGCTGTAAAACCTAAGATAAAAATGATGTCTGGTGGATCATTAAAAGCAGTTCCTGCAGATAAAGTAGGACTAGCAAAACTACCTACTGCTGTAAGAAACAAAATGGGCTACATGAAAAAAGGTGGTGTTAAGAAAAAATAGTAATGACAACTAAAAAGAAGTCAGACAAAAACTGGATACAGGGTGTAACAGCTTCTATTAAACGTAGAGGTACTGCTGGTAAATGCACTCCTATAACTAAAAAATCTTGCACTGGTAAAGCTAAAACATTAGCACTTACTTTTAAAAAAATGGCTAAAAAGAAATAAGACATGCTCAATAGCACTATTACCATAAAGATAAAACAGCGTATCAATAAGCTTGACAGTCAAGATTATGACAACATAACCTGCTGGCAAGTAGTTGAGTCTTTTAATAAAGCTCAGGTTGAATGGTCTAGAAGACAACTTCATGGTATTAATATGACTAAAGAAGGTGATGAAGGTTCAACAAGAAGAAAAGATGACTTGCAGATATTGCTTGAAACGTTTGATTTAAACATTGCAAATAAACAATATTATTATGCAGGAAAACTTCCTGAAGAATATTTACAGTGGAAACGTGTAGATATTTTTTCAAAAAAAGGATGTTGTGATAAAAGATCAATGATGGTATATCTTGCTGAAGAAGGAAATCTTAGAGAATTACTTAGAGATAAAGGAAAACAACCTAGTTTTGAATGGGCTGAAACTTTTGCTACTTTAAAAGGGGGTGATGTTAATTTATATACTAATGGAGATTTTGATATAGAGTCTGCACAATTAGTATATTATAGACAACCTATTAAAATACAAATTACCGGATGCTCAGATCCTTATACAGGAATCACTTCTACTACAGATGTACAATGTGAATTTAAAGATGATATTATAGAACTAATAATTGATGAAGCAGTAAGTATTTTAGCAGGGGATATAGAATCCGGTAATCAATTCTCTAGAGGTACAGAAGGTGCTGAAAGAAATAATTAATTAAAAATATTTGGATATTAAAAAACTTTTTACTATATTATAGTATATTTATTTATTAACTAAAAACAAAAAACAATGTCTTATTTTAATCATGCCTATAGAAAGGTCCTTTTGGGAACAGGAGGAGTTTCTGCGTTAGATGGTGTTCAGTTAGGTACTCCAACTGCACCAGGAGCTTTTACTTATAATGAGTTGGCCCCAGCTGCAATCACATTTATTAACCCAGATACTTTTGAAGTTTCACCAGATGCTGAAACTGATCCATGTTGTGCAGTTATTGTTGCATCAGGTTCAATTTATCCAAAGGATAAAGTTGGTAAATTTCATGGAGGATATCAAGAGTCTAACAAAACTAAAACTATCAAACCTCAGTATGTGAGTAAGTATTGGTATGTTGAAGCTAATGATCCTTCTAAATATGTAACTAATGTTGGATACACTCCTTGGAATGTTGCTAATCCACCTTCAAGTTCTAATCCAGGAGAAACTGGTGGTACTTGTTGTAAAGAATTTTTATGTGGTGAAACTTACTATTTACGTTTAGATGTTAAAGGTTCTCCAGCATTAAGATTATTAGATCATAATGCTTACTTAACTCTTGAAGCATATACTGGATGTTGTCCAGATTCTCCAGATGATCCTGCTATTGCACCGGTACCTGTAGATCCTAGAATAGTATATTTTGCTTGGGCAAATCAAATTTTAGAATCTCCAATCATCAATCCTTTTGTATATCCAATAGTAACATTCTATGATGACGCTACAGGAAATTGGATTTATTACTATCCAAATACAGTTGATGTAACTACATTACCAGCACCAGGTGCTGGAGTAACATATCAAAACTATTCTGATTGGTCTCCTGAAACATATACAACTGATATGTGTGCTGGATTTACTTTAACTGGTGCTTATGAAGATACTAAGTTTGGTGACTGTACATTCCAAGTTTCTGACTATTATGGTTTAGAGCCAGTAAGAGTATATGCTTCTGAAGTAGACTATACAGGTTCTCCATGTGAGTTCCAAACACTTTGTGTAGGTGTAGAATGTTATGGTTTACAAGCTAATGGAGTTGGAGAAACTGTAGCAAGGGATTTCATCTTGTCAGAATCTTACAGACAAAACTTCTTTGCAACTGACTTCAGGATCCGTGAGATTACTCAAGGTGATGCAATTGTAGGATGTAATGGATATATTAATAGAAATTCACTTTATGATAGAATCTATATACTACATAATGTACCACGTTTCTATAATCCATCTGGTACATTTGATAATGATCAATACTTAGTAGAGATTATTGTTGACCAAGGTGATATTAATAGTCCAACTGGTGTTTGGGATGCTATAAATGATTGGTTAGATGCTTGTACTACATGTACTGCAAAACCAACTGTTACTGGTAGCAATTGTGAACTTCCACTTGTACCTTTCCCAGGTGATGAAGTTCCAGGTTAATTAAAGTTTTATAAACTCATAAAAGGAGAGTGAGAGTATAACCTCTTCCTCTCCTTTTTTTATATATAGTTATATGGCAAATCATGTCTTAAGTTTAGAAATTCCTACAGTATCAAATCCTTGTGTACTTAAGATATTTGATACAAGTGTATATTCACCATTAGTAGGATTACATAATCCACGATTAGAAATAGTTATTCCAGGATTTACATATACTGCAGAATTATCTTTTATACCTAATTCTACTCCTACACTTACAGCATGTGATTTAGGATTACAAACAGAAAATTGTGGTACCTCTTATGTTAATTTGCCAGATGGTATTTATGGTATTAAATATATTGTAGATCCAGAGTGTCAAGTATTTGTAAGTTATAATCATCTAAGAATAACTTGTGCTCTAAATAGATACGAAAAAATACTTTGTACTTTAAGTATCTCAGATTGTGATCCTCCAGCACAAATTAAACAAAAGCTGAGAGATCTTCATTTAATTAAAATGTATTTAGATGCAGCAAAAGCAAAAGTAGAAACATGTCATGAAAATCAACAAGGTATGACATTATTTAATTATGCTGTTAAACTTTTAAATAAATTTGAATGTAAAAATTGTTAAACCACAAAACCAACTAAAATGAGTACATGTCCAAACTGTAAAAAAAAATTATCATGTGGGTGTCAAAAAAGAAAAGCAAGCAATGGTAGAGAAGTATGCAGTAATTGTTTAACTAGTTATGAAGCAACAGTAAATAATAAATCAGCAACAACAGTAAATGTTCCTGAGTTAACTAGTTTAAGAAAAGAAAAATATAGAAATTTAAATAAATTTATAAAGTAAATGTCAATTCCAGGAACAGGATTTACAAGCCCTTATGTTGAAATAGTTAACTGTTGTAATACATCAGATAGAGGACTTTTTAATATAGAAGGATTAGATTACACAACATTTGTAGATGGTGTGTATGAATATACAGGTGCTGGTTTCACTCTTGCAGGAATGACATTTGTAGCAGGTAATTGTTATACTATAGTTTATCCTGGAAATACTAATGTTTCATATCCTATAATATCTGCTATTAACTATGCAGACTTTAGTTTATTTTCAAATGATCTTGAAGACGGGTGTTTAGAATGTGTAAACTGTGATGCTTTATCATTAACTAAATTAGTTTTTACAAGCTGTTGTGATAGTGTACCACAAGTAGAAACTTTAGGACAATTACCAATTGGACTTACACAATTAATAATTAGGTATACAGGATCTTTAGTAAATGGTTTTCAAAATTTGTGTTATGTTGTAACACAAGAAAATAGTACACCTGAAGAACAAGCAATTTTACCTCCACAACCTCTTACATCTTCATATGTGATACTATCAAATGATCTTGAAGATGCGTGTGATGATTATAAAGTTCCTGAATGTCCTGAATGTCCAGATCCACAGTGTTATACTTTAGTTAATTGTGATGGTGGTTTTATTAATACTTGGCAAAATTTATCAACTTATGTCGGTCAATATGTAACATTAGTAGGTTACACAGGAACATTCTTTGTATATGAAAATGATGGTGAATGTAAAAATGCAGTTATATCTGTTGAAATTGATGACAGAGCTGATCCTTGTCCTTGTTTATGTTATGAAGTTGAAGGAACTTTAAGTAAATTATTATATGTAAATTGTGATAATGAAGTAATTAAGGATCCTACTATAACTAAATTCTGTTCAACTATTTACCCAATTTATCAAGGTAAACCTGGTGAATTTAAAATAATTGAAGGAGAACTTTGTGAAGATGGTATGTGTCCTACAGTATGTTATACACTTACTAATTGTTCTACTGATGAAGTTATATATTCTACATCACAATTACTTTATCAATATTTTAATACAGGCTCTGTAGTTACATTACTAGGATATGAAGGATGTTGGGAAATAGGAGAAAGTGAAGCAACTAATTGTGATTGTATTACTGTAACTATAGAAGATAGATCAGGAGTAACTGAATATACTGCACTTAATATTGGAACTTATAATGGATGGGACACTTGGAAATTTACAATTGGTACTGATGATTTCTTTATTTGGAATAGTGGTATAAATCCACTTAATAATTGGACAATTACAATTGATGACTGTTGTGCTCTTCCTGGTGCTACTTATGCTGAAAGTAAATTTAGTGGAGATTGTCCAGAAACAATTACTAATGGTTTACCAACTGGTTGGGTAATTCAAGGTGTAAATAATTGGATAACTGTTCAAACAGAAAAATGTGCAGGTCCATGTGAATGTCCAGTAGATGTTACTGTTATTCAAGAATTTGAAGATTGCCCTAGTTGTGTACCATATGTAGCTTATAAACTTCAAAATTGTGAGAAGATATATGAAGTACAATATACTACTCAAGATTTATCAGCATATCTTGGACTTGTAATTAGAGATGATTGTGGATGTTGGACAATTACGGAAATAGATTATGTACCACCCTCAACTACACTTATTACAGTAGATGCATCATTTAAAACATGTTCTGTTTGTGCATCTGTTGTTTATAAACTTACAGATTGTCTTAATCCATTAAATATTATTTATTCTACTACAGATTTATCAGAACAGATAGGATCAGTTATAAAAATAAAAAATTGTGATTTATGTTTTAGTGTTGCAATTTTAGTAGACTATACTGATTTAGAAAATGTAGAAAATGTTATTGTTGTAGAAGAATATGAAAGTTGTAATGATTGTATTGATTTACCATGTCAATGTAGCACAATTACTAATTATTCTACAGAAACAAAAACATATGCTTATATAGATTGTGAATATAACAGTTTTGAAATAATACTTGAGTCTGGTCAAACTAGTGATAGAATATGTCTTTTACAATGGTCTGTAGTAAATACTCCACCAATTGACTGTGATTGTATTACTCTTAGTATTAATGGTGAAAGCAGTGCACCATTTTATATAACTTCTTACGATATTAATGAGAATCCTGTTTATACATCATTTCTTATGGCGTATAGTACCTATGAAATAAACTTTAATATAGTAACTCAATGTTGGGATTTATATATTGCACCAAGTGAAGTTCCTATAGCTTCACTATGCAATACTCCAGAATGTCCTATTGGAGTTTTTATTAGCGTTTTACTTAATCCTAATACTTATTCATCTACACTTTGTAATGTCCAACCACCTGTTCCATCAGATTTTGTTTGTACTGATCATATTCAATACTTTGGTAATTGTCAACATGGAGTTTGTCCACCACCAGTTTTTAAAAACAATAGAACTGTAAGACCAGGATATAACACACCTATATGCACACCTGCAAAATATGATGAAATTACATGCAATTTTGCAGATATCATATATAAGATAGTTCTTGAAAAAAGATATGGTATTACTAACTGTTGTCCTGATGGAGATGATAGATGGTTAATACAAAAAGAACTAATAGACTTACAAGCTTTAAAAGATCTAAACTATAATTGTCCAAGTTGTCCATGTTCTTGTAATTCTGGAAATACATATTCTACTTGCAATTGTAAAAAATAATTTGTATATTATAATAAGATAAAAGTATGAAACCTTTAAATTTAGATAATAGACCTTGTTCTCCTGTATCATCAAACTGTGTGGTATGGCAAGGACCTACATTAAATTGTATTAACTTATGTACAGGTGATACTATATCTGATGTAATGGCCAAAATGGCTGAAGAATTATGTACTCTTTTAGATCAAACTAATGTAGATAATTATGATCTTACATGTCTTGGTGTAACAAGTTGTGGACCAAAAGATTTTCAAGCTCTTATTCAATTGCTTATTGATAAAATTTGTGAGTTAAATAATATAAATCCTGATGGTACAAAAGATGAGCCAGCTTGTCCAGATTGTGTAGTTTCTGTTGCTCCTTGTTTTATTGTAGGTACACAAACTACTATGCAACTAGTAGACTATGTTCAAGCAATAGCAAATAAAATATGTGCTCTTATCACCGAAATTGCAAGTATAAATAATACAATAGAGCAGATTGAAATTTCTATTGTTGACCTTCAAGATCAAATAGATAATTTACCTACATTTATATTACCTTCAATATCAGTTATTTGTGATTTAAGTGCTACAATTACTCGTCCAGGACCCTATCAAATTGATGCTGTTCTTAATGCTTTAATTAATGATAATACATATGGTTATTGTGCTTTAATAGATGCTACAGGTTTACCGGCTGAGTTATTTACTGCAGTTACATCTCAATGTATTGTAAATGGCGATACTACATTAAGTAATCCAGCTGTAACTTATGCATCTCTTACAGGATGGGTATCTTCTTTGACAGTAGATACTGTAGCAGGAGCTATTACTAATTTATGGCTTGTTGTATGTGATCTTTATAATGGTTTTATTAGCGCAGTTCCTCCTACTGCAGTTGTAGTAGCAGGTACTGGAATAATTGTAAATACTTCTACAGTAGGTACAGTTACTACATATCAAGTATCAGAAGATCCTAAACCGGGATTAAGTGTATTTTTATCTCCACCTGCTAATTTATTAAATACAGCTCCTGGACTAAATACAGGTAGATTATGTGATGGTTCTATTCAAGTAATGTCAAGTATAGAATATAATGATTTTGGTGTAGCTTATGATGCTACAACAGGAATTTTTACAGTGCCTACAGATGGTGTATATCAAATAGATTTTTTTATCCATATGACAAGAGATAGTGCTTCAGGTTGGTTTGATGCTGCTGTTCCAGGAATGATTACAGCTGGAATCGTAAGTGCAACATTATGTGATTTTTATTGTGTAAATAATAACTCTCCTGTAGTTACACAAAAACATTCATCAATAAACGGTTCTTTTACTAGAAAATTAACACTAGGAACACAAATATGTTTAAAAGTAATTAACTTAACAAACTTTGATTATTTAAGTGAGACTGGTGATGTAGCAAGATTTTCAGTACAAAGAGTAAACTAATATATATATAAATTAATTAAATAAAAATAAAATGGCAACTCACACATGTAATCAAAACTGCGGCTGTTCAAACAGTTACACTGTAACTGCACCTTGTCCACCAGCATGTTCAGAAGTATTTAATGCAGCTTGTATTGTATATACAGGTACCGATATAACTTGTAATACAACTACAGTAATTAGTAGATATGACTATCTAGATACAGTAATTACTAAATTAGTAAACTATATCTGTAATACAGTAGGTCCTGTAACCACGGTTGTAGGTTCTACTTATATTGACGTTGTACCAGCAACCGTAGGTAATGTAACAACATATACAGTATCAGTTGACATTCCGGCTTTACAAGCTTACTTTGATATTATTATTGCACAAACTATTGCAGCATCATTTTTTGCTGGACCAGGTATTGATGTAGCTGTTAATCCTATTACAAGTGCTGTTA